AGAGGACAACACACTAGAAATTGAAGATTCTGGTTCTGTTGAAATTGATATCTCCGGCAAGAAAACTAAAGAAGACTTCATGGAAACAGAAGAGACTCCTGAGCCAAAAGCTAAGGAAAAAGTCGAAGAAGCTCCTGAAGACGACTTTGAAGTGGAGGTTGTAGATGATACACCTAAAGCAGATCGTAACCGCAAGGCTTCAGAGCCTCCGACAGATGTTACGGATGAAGAACTTGAAGATTACTCTGATAAGGTTCGTAAACGTATCCAGCATTTTAGCAAAGGTTACCACGACGAGCGTAGGGCTAAAGAAGAAGCTCACCGCCAAAGCCAAGAGCTTGAGCGTATCACTCAAACGCTTATGGAAGAAAATAAGAAGCTAAAGGGTAATGTAAACAAGAACCAGACAGCGTTACTTGAACAAGCAAAGAAGAATGCTGAAATAGAATCACAGAATGCTAAACGTGATTACAAAGCCGCTTACGAATCTGGAGACTCAGATGCAGTATTGGATGCCCAAGAAAAGCTAACCAATGCTAAGTTAAAGTCTGATAGACTAGCAAACTTCAAATTACCACCTTTACAGGAATCAGAAACCCCTGTAGAAGTAGAAACAGTAAAACCCGCTCCGGCAGTACAAGTTGATGACCGAGCTGCAGATTGGCAAAAGGCTAATACGTGGTTTGGAAGCGACGATGAGATGACAAGTTTAGCGCTGGGGTTGCATAATAAACTTGTCAAACAGGGCGTAAGCCCACAAAGTGATGAATACTACGAGACGATTAACTCTCGTATGCGTCAAGTATTCCCCGAAAATTTCGAGGATGCTGAACCAAAGCGAAAGAAGACCCAAGTGGTTGCCCCCGCAACGCGGAGCCAAGCAGCACGGAAAGTGACGTTGACACGCACTCAGGTACAAATCGCTAAGAAGTTAGGGTTGACCCCCGAACAATACGCCAAACAGGTTGCAATAGATATGAGGAAAGCAAATGGCTGAGAATCGCATAGACCGCGAATTAGAAAAACGTGAAAAAACTGTACGCAAACAGGCTTGGACGAGGCCGGAGACTTTACCTTCTCCTTCGCCCCAAGCTGGATATGGCTTTAGGTGGATTCGCGTTAGTAACCAAGGCACAGTAGACGCTACCAATGTCTCGTCTAAGTTACGTGAAGGTTGGACGCCCGTAAGAGCTGAAGACCACCCAGAAATAGCTATGGTTACTATAGAACAAGAACGTTTTAAAGATAACGTGGTTATAGGTGGTTTATTACTCTGCAAAGCGCCATTAGAAATGGTTGAAGAACGTACTAACCATTTCCAAAATCAAACGGATAGTCAAATGAGTTCCGTTGATAACAACCTGATGCGTGAGAATGATCCCCGAATGCCGTTGTTTAATGATCGCAAGACCAAAGTAACATTCGGCAGAGGAATTTAAATTTAATCTATATAGGATACATATATTATGTCTACTACAAGTTCAGGATATGGGTTTATACCCGTAAAACGATCTGATGGCATGCCTTATGCTGGCGCTCAAGATTCGTTTTTGATTACTCCTGCAGGTGTGGCTCAAAACATCGGCTACGGCTCTGTTGTTGAGATCAATGCAGGATTCGTGCAGCTAGCCTCTGGTACAGGTGCCGATGCAGGTGCTAATAACCTTGCTGGTAACGCTATCGGTGCTTTAGGAGTGTTTGTTGGCTGTGAGTTTATTAATGCTCAAGGTCAATTAATTTTTTCTCAGCATTACCCTACAGGTACAGCTAACGCTACAGCTTACGTTGTAACTGATCCAAGTGTTACTTTCCAAGTACAAGCAGACGGAGCAATCGCTCAAGCTGCATTGGGGCATAACGCACCGCTAACTGGCGCACAAAATGCTACAACTTCAGTAAACCTTACTACTGGTAAATCTAACATACAACTTGACGCTACTACTGCTACGGCAACTAAGTCGTTTAAAGTTGTTGGTTTTGTAACAAAACCGGGTTCTGCTATTGGCGATGCTTTTACTGACGTATTAGTGAAAATTAACTCACCGTACCACCAATTTGGTACCGGTATCGTAGGAGAATAATCTATGGCTATTTCACGCGCACAGTTACTTAAAGAACTGTTACCCGGATTGAACGCATTGTTCGGTTTGGAATATGCAAAATACGGTGAAGAACATTCCGAAATTTTTGAAACTGAATCATCAGATCGTTCTTTTGAGGAAGAAACAAAATTATCTGGCTTTGGTGCTGCACCAACTAAGTCAGAGGGTTCTTCAATTGAGTATGACAACGCTCAAGAAGCTTTCACCGCACGTTATACACACGAAACAGTAGCAATGGGTTTCTCTATTACCGAGGAAGCTATTGAGGATAACTTGTACGATTCACTATCGGCTCGTTACACTAAAGCACTGGCTCGCGCTATGGCGTACACCAAGCAGGTTAAAGCGGCTAACATTTTAAACAATGCTTTTGCTGCCGGTACTACATATGGTGACGGTGTTGCTCTTTGTGCTACTAACCACCCGCTTGTTAATGGTGGCGTTAACTCAAATGAACCAGCAGTTGCTGCGGACTTGAACGAAACTTCCCTTGAGGCGGCTGTCATTCAAATCTCAAGTTGGACAGATGAGCGTGGTCTATTGATTGCAGCAAAACCTAAGAAACTTGTGATTCCACCAAACTTGCAATTCGTTGCAACTCGTTTATTGGAAACAGTAGGTCGCGTAGGCACTGCAGACAACGACATTAATGCCATTAGCAATAACGGTTCTGTTCCGGGTGGTTACACTATAAACCATTACTTAACAGACACTGACGCATGGTTCTTGATGACAGACGTTCCAAATGGTCTAAAGCACTTCACACGTAGCCCAATGGCTACTTCGATGGACGCTGACTTTGATACTGGCAACAGCCGCTACAAAGCTCGTGAGCGTTACTCGTTCGGTGTATCTGATCCATTAGGTATCTTTGGTTCTCCGGGAGCGTAAGCTTTAAGAAATTTATTGTTGAGGGGGGCTATTTCGGTAGCCCCTTTCTTTTTGTTTTAGAATAGTGTATAACGTGTCCAGACCTGACAGTTGCATACCGCGACTGACACTTGCCACGACAGGAGATTCACATGGCTAATACAACTTTCAGCGGGCCAGTACGCTCGCAAAACGGTTTTCAAATAATTTCTACAGATGCCACCACAGGTACAGTTACAACTGTAGCAAGCACAGCTTCGACAGGTGTTGTCACTAACAAATTTGTTAAGCACGTTGGCTTTGCCACAGGCGTAACAGTAAACTCAACTGCTGGTGACTCGCCAACTATTGGTGTATTTACCCAGCCCGCAAACACAATCCTTACGGACATTAAAATATTCTGTGACATTGCTCCCGTAACTGGATCAGGTGACATTGGTTACGAAGTTGGAACGTCCAGTTCTGGAGCGCAAATTGTTGCGACTCAGTCAGACGAAATCTTAGATGCTGGTACAACAGTTGTTAAAAACAATGTTACATTGACAACTCTTATTGTGCAGACACAGGATGGAACAACAGCCCCGGCCTCTGTTCAATATACAGCCGCTGCAAGAAGTATTTTTTGTAATATCACTAACACTGTGAATGCTACAACAGCAGGTTCGTTTACATTTATTATTGAGTATGTGCAAATCGCATAGAAATTCTGGCAGGGTTAACGCCCCGCCTTTATTTATAGGAGGCCAAAATGGCAGGATCAGACGTAACCCCAGTCATCATCAGTGATGAGGTGGCTTTAGACGCAAACGGTATTTCAACGGTAGCCGCCGTTGGTAACAACGCCGCATTAACAATTAACGGAGCATTAGCCGATGGAGGTAGCGTTACAAACGCTTCGGCCAGACAAGTCACAATTTTGTGCGCAGGCGACGATCGTGGTATTTCGTTTAAAATAATAGGTACTGATGTAAACGGCGATGCCCTTGCTGAGAGCCTTACAGGTGTTAACGCAGGAACCGCAACTAGCGCCGGTTATTTTAAAACTATCGCAAGCATAACCGCTGTTGGCGATCCCGCCGGTAACGTATCCGCGGGTATTAATGCTAATGCGGCAGGCGTAATCTTCGCGGGACGCACTCGTTTGCAAGGGTTTTCTTTTTATTCTGGCGGGACCGCTGGAATAGCTAACCTACGAAACGGTGGTGTTACGGGCACAGAAATAATTCAGTTTCGTTCTATTGGGACTGACAACGCTTCTGACGACCCGTTTATGCCGGATGAGGGCGTACTGTTTAAAGACGGTTGTTTTGTTACATTCGTTGTTGGGCAGTTTGACTTAATGATGTTCTACCACGCGTAGGAGTTTACATGGCGACTACTAAAAATGTAACCAGAACACCTTCAGGCCGTATAAAATATAGGGGTGAGACCTTTGCAGGATATAATAAACCCAAACGAACTCCCGGAAAACCAAAGAAAAGTGCGGTTTTGGCAAAAAAAGGCTCTGAAGTCAAGCTTGTTCGGTTTGGAGACCAAAACATGTCTATCAAAAAAGACCAACCGGGACGTAGAAAGAATTTTAGGGCGCGTCATTCTTGTGACACCGCCAAAGACAAGTTTAGCGCCAGATACTGGTCCTGCAAAGCGTGGTAACGAAAAGATGAAGATTTTAGATGTCTTGGGAAAGTTAGAAAAACATGAAGCGGAGTGTAATCTTCGTTATCAACGAATTGAAGAAAAAATGCTAGAGAACAAGAGTGCCTTAAAAGCTTTTGATCTAAAACTTTGGGGTTTAGCTGTTTTAATTTTAATTGCACCTTTTGTAGGAAAGTTAATAGGATAAAACATGGCTTATGAGCGTAAATCAAAGAAGTCTTCACCAAAAAGTAAGGGCAGTAAGATTTGTCCCAAGGGAAAAGCTTGGGCAGAACGCACTTTTGACACGTATCCTAGCGCGTATGCAAATATGGCGGCGTCCAAATACTGTAAAGACCCCAATTATGCTAAGAAAAGTAAAAGAAAGGGCGGCTAATGTTAAGTAAACGTAACAATACAAAAGTTAAGAAAGTTATGAAGGGGTTAAAAAAAGCTTCAAAGCTTCATGCTGGACAAGCAAAAACCCTAAAAACAATGATGCGTTCTCCTAGAAAGAAAAGTTAAATGGGCGAGCTAAAGGACTGGGTAAATGAAGATTGGGTCAGGATTGATAGCCAAGGTAACATTTCTGGTAAGTGTGGTACTTCTAAAAATAAGAAAAACCCTGACCGTTGTTTACCTCGGGCTAAAGCAGAAAGTCTCAGCAAGTCTGAACGGGCTTCGACTGCTCGCAAAAAAAAACGTGAAGGCTCTAAAGGAAAACAAGTTGTTTCCAACACAAAAGTGGCCAAAGTAAGAAAAATGGGGCTTGGTGGAGAAGTAACTAAGCCTAAAAGAAAGTTTAATGGAAAGAATGTTTCGGGAACAGCCGTAGCTCGCGGGTGCGGTGCAATTATGAGCGAAAGACGAAAAAAAACCAAGGGATCGGTCACACAATCATGACTATAGCTTTAGAAGGTAGCATTCAAAAAGAAATTAGGCGTTGGTCTAAAGAAGTGTTGGAAATACCCAGCCCTCACTTTAACGGAGTTCCTCCTTGTCCTTATGCCCAAAAAGCGTGGGCGGAAGATAAGGTAGCTATTTTATTTAAACATGAAGAAAACTACCAAAGTCTGTATTCGTGTATATCTCAATTTGACGATAAGTTTGAATTAGCTATATTAGTGGACCTGTCTAACAATAAGACCTCAGAAGCTTTTCACGAGTATTTAGACGATTTAAACGACTTTATTGCAACCGGAGCTTTTATTGATAAAGATATATGGTTGATGGGATTTCATCCAGACGACGAACCTAATGAATTTGTTGAAAAAGCATCGATTGAAGCGGAAACAGACGAGCCTTATGCAATGATTTTTATTCAAAGACTATCTAAAGTACAGGACTTTGCTGACAAGTTGAACAAAACAAGTTATTATAGTATCTATGAGACTGAATACAATGCAAGTGAACTTTTTGAAAAACGTAAAAAAACTTATAGGAGACTGAAAAATGGCAATGAAACCTCGTAAAGTAAAAAAAGGCATGAAGAAAAAGGGTTACGCTAAAGGCGGAGCCGTGAAGAAAATGGCTAATGGCGGCATGGCTAAAAAAGGCATGGCTAAAGGCGGAGCCGTGAAGAAAATGGCTAAAGGCGGCATGGCTAAAAAAGGTTACGCTAAAGGCGGCGTTGCTAAGATGCGGGCTGGTGGAACAGCAATGACTGCTGCCCAGCTTAGAGCCGCGGCAAAAGGAATGGGCATGAAAGTGGTAAAAATTTAATATGCCCTTTTTGCAAAGCAACATACCACACTTTAAGTGTTGGGTTCGTCGTGAATATACGGTCAACCATGAGCGTTATCACGGCGAATTTTTGCATGCTATGGTTATTGCCGTTACTACAATGCCCAACCGATGCTTGAGCTTTCAAGTAATCTTTACCGGTTGTGAGGCAGATGAAGATGGCGACGAGAACGTCCATGGCGGCGCTATGTGGGCTAGGATGCCTATAACGGCTTTGGTGGCCGATGAGATGTTTGAAGAGTGGCCTGAAGCCATGCCCGTACATGCCGCACAACCTTGGGATTGTCCGTCCCACACGCATGCGGTGTATACGCTAGACAGGGCCACGCCTTGTCCTTGGATGGCAAAGATTGATGGCGGGTTCTACCCTGCCAAATACCTGTTTACTGTGGACTATACTGATACAGATGTGGCCGATGACCCGGCACAGCATAAGCAAGCTCATGTATTGCAGCTTCTGGACGCGGGAAAGTGGACAGGCAATATAGTAGCGTTACCCAACAATAGAGTAAGGGTCACGCATCCAGCATGGTTTGAGACAGGTGAGGGAGCGCCGGACTTCAAGCCATCACAGCATATACATTATTCTAAATCTGACCTAGACTACACGTTAGATGTAACTAAAATATTCGATAACCTTTACAACGAGGAATAAGATGACCCTATCTAACAGCAAAGACTTTGAGTTAGACGTGGCTGATTACGTTGAGGAAGCGTTTGAACGTTGTGGGCTTGAAGTTCGCACCGGATACGACCTTAAATCAGCTAAACGGTCTCTTAATCTCTTGTTGGCGGAATGGGCTAACCGGGGTCTTAACCAGTGGACTATTAAGCAGCGCACTATCACTACTGTGGCCGCAGACGGTACATATAGCCTTGGTAATGATGTAATAGACATCTTGTCGGTGGTTGTTCAGAGGGACGGCACCGATTACTCTTTAACACGCCTAAGTCGTGACGGGTTTCTTACTATCCCCAACAAAACAACGCAGGGAAGAGTAAACCAGTTCTTCCTAGACCGTCAAAACACACCGGTTTTAAACGTTTGGCCCGTTCCAGAGAACAATACCGACGTTATATACTATAACGCTTTGACTAGGATGGATGATGCGGACATATACACCAACACAATGGACCTTCCGTTTCGGTTTTACCCCTGTTTAGCGGCGGGTTTAGCCTATTACATTGCATTAAAGCGGGCCCCTAACCGGGTTCAAATGTTAAAAGCCATGTATGAGGAGGAGTTTGACCGTGCCGCAACCGAAGATAGAGACAGGTCTTCCTTTAACGTTGTCCCTAATTACCAGTATTACAGGACAAATTAATGGCTAAGTTTGCATCTGGAAAAAACGCGTATGCTATCTCAGATCGGTCCGGATTCCGGTATCGGTACAGAGACATGCGCATGGAATGGAACGGATTGCTTGTTGGTGCGGATGAATTTGAGGCAAAACACCCACAATTAGGGCCTTTTAGAAAAGTAAACGACCCGCAGGCTCTTCAGAACGCAAGACCTGACCAGAATTTGGACAGGGCTATTCAATATGGTTTTAATCCGGTAGGGTTTGTTAGCCTTCCCGGTATAACACCGCCCAATAATTTAGCACCCGTTGGGGAGATAGGCACAGTAACAATAATTGGAGATGTTGGCCCTGTCCCTGTGGAAATTGACAAAGCATATCCTACAGGAATGCCTATGACAGCATATGTCGGGGCGGCTTCTGGTGTTGGCCCCGCTAATAAAGCATATGTTTCGGGACTGCCTGCGACAGCATCTGTTGGTTCTGTTACAATTATTTCTGGTAGCGCAACAGCTTCTAGATTTGATAGTACATCTGTGAAACTAGATTCCACCACAAAAACATTTGACGAGGGATAAGACATGGCAAAGCAAGCAGTAGGCATAGGATCATCTGCTAACGATGGAGCAGGAGATACTCTTCGTGCAGGTGCAGATAAAATTAATGATAATTTTAATGAAGTATACGCAGCTTTAGGAAACGGCACAACACTAACGGACATAATAAATTCTGATGGGATTATAGATGTAAGTTCTGGTGCAAA